GTGGTCGAGGAACACTGCGCGCCCCATGAGGCGGTCGAACGCCTCCCTGATGCTGTCGGTGTCGGCTGCATCGGGGTGCTGCGCCAGAGGCTTGTCCATCTCGATGCCCAGCACGCCCAGCACGGTACGCTTGACGGGCTCTTCGAGTCCGAGGTAGCCGACCGACTGCCCCTTGCTCAGAAGGTGGTGCGTGATCTCGCGGACCACGGCGCTCTTGCCGATTCCCGTTCCTGCGGTGATGGTGACTAGCTCTCCTGTCCGCAGGCCAAGCAGCTTGTCGTTGAGCCCCTCCCAGGGGTATCCGATGCTGCTGCAGGTTTCCTCGCGCATAACCTCTTGCCAGAGGTTCTCGCCCGTGAGTAGGCCGTCTGGTCTCCATGTACTCGCCTCCCACAGGGCGCGCACAAGAGCCTCCTGCTCGCCAGCGACGAGCATCTCGTTGGCATCCTTGCGTGGCAGCTTCGCAACCTTGAGCGTTCCAGGCTTGAACAGGGCCGCGCAGTCCTCGACTGCCTTCAGCCCTGCTTCGTCCTGATCAAAGCACAGGACGATCTCACCGTAGCCCTGCAGCCAGTTCATGGCGGAAGCCAGCGACTTGCGTGCAGACTGAGCGCCGTTGGGCAGCGACACGACAGGCCACTTCAGTCCCAGCACTTGCGCGCACGACAGCGCGTCGATCTCACCTTCAGTGATGATGACCCGCTTGCCGTTGTCGCGGAACAGGTGCTGGCCCCACAGGCCCATGCTGCTGCTGTCACCGACGATGGTGAAGCCCTTGTCCCGCGTGCGGAGCTTCTGGCACTTGGCGCGGCCAGTCCTGTCAAAGTAGGTGGCAGCCTGCACGGCACGGCCTCGGTGCTTGCCCACCCCGTAGCTGTACTTGCGACAGGTATCCTCACGGAGCTTCCTGTTAGGCAGCGCCATGTACTCAAGCGTCAGAAGCTCGCGAGGCGCGGGCTCTTGGGGCTGGTGCCCACTGCCCCCGTACCGCTTCTCACACCGGAAGCAGTATTCATACTGCTCACCGCCCGCCTTCTCGTAGACGGCGCGAGCGTCACTCGAGCCGCACTCGTCGCAGGAAGTGTGACGGACGAAGTTAGCGTCCTCGGTTTCCTTTGCTCCGGTTGGCTTTCCGGCTGACCACTCGAAGGTTCTTGCGGCCGTTTCCGCCGCCCTTTGAGAGAGGCCGCTTGTGGTCAACTTCTTTCCCATCGCCCTTGCTGACCCTCCCATCACGCATCGCCTCGCGGCGTGCGGCGTTGCGCTTGGCGCGGTTCTTCTTCTGCTCGGGCGTGCTGTGGTACTCCCGGTACTCCTTCTTGTAGTTGCGCTTCTTCTTCGCCATGGCTGGGCTCCAGGTGGTAGCGGGCGTAGCGCCGCCCATTCACATCGCGGCAGATTTGCGTCACGATGTTGTGCCCTTGGTTTCGAAGCTCTCCAATCCGCGCTGCCAGACGAAAGCACCCAAAGAGAGTAAGCGCCTCAACTGGGCTGATCTTGGTCCCCTTCTGCAGGTAGTCCAGAATCCTCTGCGCCTGACTGAGTTGCGTTAGTGATGAATGCGTCAACGAAGTCCCCCGTGTCTTGAATCTTGAAAAGTACGAACCAGTTTGTGTCACCGTCCTCCCTCATCAGAACGATGGGAAGCTCGGAACCGCAGTCACGCTGCGCCTGCCTGTAGAACTTCAGGGCAGCGATCCTCTTGTAGCGCTTCACCTCGACATGCGCGTTGGGCAGCGCATGTAGCAGGTCGGCACTGAATGCACCATTCGCCTGCGCCGCCCGTATGCAGTTCGGACTGTTCCAGTGCTCGCGGACGGCGTCTCGGGCATCTCGCTCACCGCGAGCGCCTTTCTGGCGGGAGTTGACCATAGAGTTGGTGCCTCTTGAACTTGAGCCCACCGTCGCGTAGGTACGGCGCTCTGCTGTACTTGAGCGGGTCCCCTCTCTGGAACTGCTCTTCGCATGCCTTGTCCATCCTGCCGTTGCGCGACATGAACTCGGCGTAACACTGGTCGCAGTGTGGCAGGCCGCAGAACAGTCTGTCTGCTCTGCGGCCACATTTGCATGTGTCGTCAGAAGGCAAAGTCTTCGTCGCCCTCTTCTTCTTCCTCGGCCGCCGGGGCAGCAGAGGCGGGAGCGCTGGCGTAGTTGGCCGTCTCGTCACGGAAGCCAAACGACTTGGCGTCTCCGCTGTACGACTTGGCCTCGAGCACCTGCACAGCCAGAAGCTTGAGGCTCAGTCCGACGCCAAGCGCCGGGACATGCCAAGCCGTGACCATGACGCGGCACTTGATGAGGCTGCCTGCTCCAACTTGGACATCGGTCGGCTTGGCGTCAGCGCCAACAAGCTGAACAAACAGGGGCTCCTTCTCCCCGGTAGCGGGGTTCAGGCGAGCAGCCTTCTGCTTGCACTTGAAGATCCAGCGCCCGGTCTCTTCCCCGGTGTCCTCGTCAATCTCGGCTTCCCACGGGAGCGGCGCTTCGCGCAGCTTCTTCTTGCCGCTCTGGAACTCACTCATGGCCGACTCGAAGTAGGCCTGGAGTTGATCAGCAAGCTCTTGGCCCTCGTCGCCATCGACAATGAGGCTGGTGCGGTACATACCAAGCTCATCGAAGCGCGTGTCAGGCTCGTTGAGACGGGGCCACTGAGCGACACCCGCGGGAGTAGTGATGTAGATGGGCTTAGGCCCAGCGTGCGTGTTTCGTTTCATGAGACGAAGTAGCGGCTTTTCTTGAGTAGGTTGATGTCGAAGGTCCCCTGAGCGGGTAGCTCGGGGAGTTTGACTTCAGCGGGCAGGTGCTGCCTGACCTCATGGTCGAAGTCGGCCAGCAGGTTCCCGCTGAAGATGCTGTGGTACACACTAAGGATCTGGCGGCGCAAAATCGAGAGCTTCTCAGGGGTGGTTGCGAAGCTGTCATGGATCACGCTCAGGTCAGAGCAGCCCGCCGCACTGGCCGCTTGCACGATGCCGTGCAGGCAGGCAGCGTCGATGGAGTGGACAAAGTTCGGGGCCACGCCGTCAGCTTGGCTGCGCTTGTCGATGCCCTCGATCTCCTGCTTGTACATCACGCGCACCCTGCCACGCGATGCCAATTGGATCTCGCAGTCCTTGGTGGGCTTCGTGTGCATGAAGCAGGGGAACCCAGACGGCGAGGTCCAGCGAATAGGAATGCCTGCAAGGGTGTGGGCGTCGGCCACTCCTCGCAGATACTCCATGGCATCGCGGCTGCCGCTGATAACCTCCCCGATGGCCTCCCACACACGGGCGGTGACCCAGACGAGGTCCCTAAAGGGCACATGGTCCTTGGGCACGAACGACGGCGCGCCGTGCTTCCTCGCAAACGCGGCATATTCGTCCATGATGTACTGCTGCGCGCTGTGGCGCGTGCCGCTGTACGGGACGATCATGACGGGGCGCTTGACCAGCTTGCGCGGGACCTCGCCCCCGAAGTAGTCGAGCCAACTCTTCGCCAACTCGGGGTCACTCTCCAGCATCTTCTTCTTGGCGGCTTTCGCGACCTCGATGTAGATGTCCTGGCGCTCAGGGTCGTCGCTGCAGTTGGTGGCGCACGCCCCGACCGTGTCCCGCAGCATCAGGCTGTAGATGGCGAGGCCATTGCAGGACCCGTCGATGTGGCACGGGATGCGGATGTTGACCGTGGGGTCATGCCTGTAGCGGCCGTGCTCCAAGCACCACGCCAAGAACTGGAACGGCTCGTCCTGCTCGGCCCACCACATGCAGTCGAGCGGGTCGTCGGCAACCTGCAGGATCAGGTCTTCGTGGTCATCGACCCAAGCCACACGATCCTCGAGGCTGAGTTTGTCGTGCCCCGCGAGGTTGGCCCCGGTGATCTTCCACCAGTTCTCGCCTGCCTCTGTAGTGATCGGCTCGCCCTCGCGGAACAGCAGCAGGGAGCGGGCGATGTCGTCGCCCTGCGGGGACAGGTAGCTCACATGTGAGTAGAGGCGGCCTCGGAAGTCAGCGAACCAAGGCAGGTAGAACCTGTCTTGCTCCAGCATGAGCTTGGCCGTGTACAGGGTCTTGGCGATGTAGACCTTGCGGCTGGTGTTGCTGCGCAACTGCTCCCTGTGGGCTTGTCCAGCACGCGCAAGGTCACGGCGCTTCTCCACGCTCATGTCTGCCGTCGCTTTCGGCGGCGGGTCCATGGGCTGGTCAGGCATTCCCGTGACATAGATCTCGGACTGGTACAGATGGTCGATGACCTCGTACACATCGGCGTTGACTTGCCACGGCACCTCCTGAAGCGTGTTCATGCACGCGAACAGCGGCGACAGGTCTGCCCCCTCAAGCGCCGACATGTAGTCAGCGTTCTTGCTGCGGATGGCAGGCTTCTGGATGACCTCAAGGTTGTGGTAGCCACCCTCCCAGAGTGATGTCCACGGCCGAGGCTTCTCTACGCATGGCATCCAGAACGGGTGCAGAAGCTCGGCATGCTCATGGCTCTCCCGAAGGAAGGCCAGCGCCTCGTCAGTCGCCTGCACATAGCGGTTGCGGCGAACCTGGCCCTTGTTGACCGTGGTCTCATGCTCGATGGCGACGAGCCCCGTGCTCTCCACCATCAGGTCGAGCATGAGCGCACCGAACTGGATGCACTGCTTGCGCTCCCATCCATCGGCCACGAAGTCGTTCCGGCGGCCGTAGTGGAACAGACGCTGGATAGCCTTCTGGGGGCGCGTGCGCTCGGCGTGGTTGATTGACTTCCACACCTTCGGGTCGCGCTGACGCACTTGGTCAAGCTGCAC